CTAGGTGCAATAACACAAACACGATGTACTTCCGCGCCTTTTCTATCTCCGTACATATCCATCCATTCACCAATGTGGTCTCCCCAAGTATAACCAAGCCATTCGTAAAAATACTTTACAGACCTGCGGCTACGTTCCATAGCCAAATCTTGCTTGAAACTCATAATGGGTGCAACTCCTTCTTACCACAATGCGGGCAGACTTTACTTTCTGCTTTAGACAATTGCATACGCGGTGCTGTCCATCCACAGGCCCAACACTTCGCACTAGTCCACATTTATTTCACCTACTCATGTAATACAGGCGCAAACAAACTACCTATAACACCCATTTCTTTGTCTATCATATACGCAGATAAACCTGCTCTAGCCATAACATATCCGTTACGGCTGTGGTATCTATCTTCTCCGGCTAGACTAGGTAGTTGGAATATTAAACAACCACCGACTTCTTTGACGGATTGATGATGCAAATGTCCGTGAAACCACATATGATGCTGTGTACTACCCCATTCCTTTCTAGCCTCATGTGCCATAAGAGAATGTAACTTGTTCATAACTTTACCATCACCATGTGTAAATCCTATCAAGTTGTTTCCGTAAGTAATATATTGCCTAATACTTGGGCTAACTGTTACTATTACATCATCACAAGATTGGTAATATGCTTCTAGATACAACATAAGCATAATAGAAGTATGTCTATCGTGATTGCCGCCCATAAACACTAACTCAACATCACTTACCGTTCTAAGCAAATCAATGTGTTGTCGTGCAAGGTCGCATCCTTGCATAAGAATCTGTGCGGGTGTCGCAGCCATATCTTGTGCTGTACCCTTTGTAGTAGTACCAATATCATTATCTACGTGAAACCAATCGCTACCTATACCAACGTAGAACTTTTCCGGTTGACTAGGTAATCTTGCCAATAACTCTTCTGTTTTTGTAAGAACTCTTGCCTTTGCTTCTTCCAAATCATAATGCTGCCCCACTTCATCAACCCAACCATACTTACCAAAGTGTAAGTCTGTCGGAGATAAAACTACTGCGTAATCACTTTTGTGTTGCATAGGTTTGCGTTTTACAGACGCAGGTTTTTGGGAAGATAGTATCTCCATAAACTCATCGGTTAGTGATTCTCTTAAGACAGAATATTTCTCAGCGTCTTTCTCTATTTGTCGCCATTTCTTTTGCTCCGCCTTCTTTAGAATCTCCATTTTACGAATGTCTAAGAACTTATCTACCATATCATCTAAGGTGTTAATCATAACTTCTTCATCAGTAAATGGCTGCATAGCGTGTTTCCATTTGTTTACACGTATGTACTCACTCACATAAACTGCGGGCAAATCGAACTCTCTTGCCATTTCTTCATAAGTTAGCCCACCACCAATATCAGAATATGCTTCTTTCATAGCACGATGCTTTTCACCATCTATGATTAACATACCTTCATGTGATTCTAACAACGCAATATACTTATCGTTTGTTTTGTCATAATATATTCTAGTAGAAGTTTTAGTAGTATCTTCATAATCTTCTAAGTTGTTTAGGGTGTTACCCTTTGCTATCCACCTGTTTATTGCTCCTCTCCATGCTTGGAAACTTCTAGAAGGTTCAATTTCTTCCAAAAACTCCGCAAAGTCTGTTATAGACGACCAATGTCTGTCTTTAGCAAACTTCTCAATCAAATCTTTTCCACCGGCATAGTATTGTTTTCCAGCATTAGGCATATATTAGGGGTTAAGTGCTAGGTACTTAAATGATTGCTTATTTCATTTCATTGTTTTCGCAAATAACAAAATAAAAAAACCGTTGTACTGCAAGCCTGTAAATAATTAATTTTATTTCTTCAATGACATTTATCTGAAAGGTTGTGTCTTATAATACTTAGTAATAGTATTTTCTTCTACATGCTATTGAAGAAATTAAAAAAATAAAAATAATAGCGCAGTAAAGCGTTTAATTATTTACAAAAAAAGTAAAAAAAATAAAAAAAAGACCGAAACCATTAAACACCAACTGTAAAATTGCGAATTATGGCCGAGAAGCGTAGACCTTGGAATCTATTCGGGTTGTTTCCTAGAGAAGAAGAACCAAACCCTATGATTGCGAGACAAAGAGTAGGTATGATGCAAGAAGGATTCAATGCAGTAGCAGGTATTCCTGATATTGTTAGAGATACTGAAAGATTAAGAAGTGACAGTAACCACGACAACGAGTTTGATTTGTATGACAACATGTTAAAGTTAGACCCCGAACTAAATGGTGCTGTTCGTGCTGTTTCTCTTACAGCCAATAATTACGAAATAAATTACAGCCGAGGTAAAAATGCCCGTATTAGAAATGCTATACAAGAACTTGTAGAAGATACTATCGAGTTTGACGACATTATGATTAACGCTATGAGAAATCTCATGGTTTACGGAAATGACATAAATAAAATAGTTGGTAAACAGGGTGTCGGTGTAACTAATATACAGAGTTTGCCGGTAAAACAAATCACAATTGTTGACGATAGAGGCGGATTAGGTTCTTACTTCGTTGCTGATGAAGATAACCCAATCATCAATGCTACGACATATATGTTGAGAGAAGGTACATCTTATGAAGTCGCAATACCTAATAGAGAAATATTACACGTAAAAATAGATGCAAGGTCTAATTGGTTTACAGATAATAAATTACGTAGAACATACGGTGTGTGGGGAGCAAGTAGATTTACGTCACTAAAGCAACCTATCAGAATGAAATACAATAGCATGAATAACAGAATTAGTCTAGAAGATTCTATGACAAAACAATTTATTACAATTGACAAATCTGCTATCGAACACATACAAGACCCCGCAGAACAACAGCAAAGATTAAAACATATTATGGATGAGGTTATATCTCTATTCGAGGGACTGCGAGGCGACCAAATACCTGTACTACCACATTACGTACAACTACATCACGTAGATGTTGGTAACTCAGTTCCTAACAACACAGGATTCTTAGACGCAATCAACGCAGATATAGCGGCTGTACTACAAGTACCTAGAGTTGCCGCAGGGCAAGAAAAAGGCTCTACTTTCGCTGCTACATATAACGCTAATCTATGGGCTGTGCAAGCAATATCACGTATGCATCGTATATTATCGGAAGCAGCGACCAAAGTATTTATGATGCATTTAGACTTGTTGGGTATAGAATATAGAAAACAAGATTTACCTACTATTAAGTTTGAGGCTATGGATAGTGAAACCCCATTAAATATAATGCAGAGAGCAGTTATGGGTTACGATTCGGGAATATTAACTTTGAACCAATCATTGAATATGTTAAGCCTACCTACTGATAGAAGTGGAGACGAAAGAAAAACTGAAAGACCAACTAATGTCGGAGAACTACCGCGAGAAAACTCACAAGATGGTGCTTCGGATATGGTGGACTGATGATACTTTTACCAGTAGTCTTTACGATAGCAGTTTTAGTGATTTACATTGAAAGGTTAATAAGACACATGAAACCTGAAAAAACCATGAGTAAGATGCGAATGTCAAACCCTAATGAACTTCTTATGCTTATTTTTGGCCTTGGTGTTGTTTTAGCGTGGGTAATTATCGCTGCCACAGCATCGTATTACAGCATAGTAGAAGAAAGGGATATTACAGACAGTCAACTAACAGTTATTGGTTTGCTCGGTGGTCCGGCGCTTCTTATCATAACTAGCGTACTTGATTTATTCAAGGGTAAAGAGGGCGCAAAAATTAACATCTTACCTGACCAACTAGCAAGTGACGTTTCATCTAGCGAAGCAGTTGACAACCACACAAGAATGCTTGAAGAATACAAACTAAAGCATGACTTAGAAATGGAAAAAATGCAAAAACAACACAGCCTAGATATGGAAGCATACCAAATCACAAACAATAAAGTTACCGCAAAGAAAGGTGAATAAAAATGGCTTTGAGAGTTAGTATAGAAACAGACTTTGGATTAACTTGCGCAGAAGCACAAGCAGTAATAAGAGAGTTTAGGATGAATAAAGAAGTTGCAGAAGATGGTACTAAATCTTTTACAATAACTTATGGTGGTTTAGTTTTTATGGATGCAAGCACATACACAAGTGGTAAATCACCAATCGCAGGATTTAATTACCAATTTCCATTAGATGTAACTGATGGTGCAGACCAAGAAAACTTACTAAAACAATGTTATCTTAACTTAAAAACACAAGAAGGCTTCACAGAAGGAGTTGATGTTTGATGAATAATAGTATCTTT